TTAGGAACGCTTATATGCGTCCAAGAGCCGAATTCTTCGATGATTTGGTCAAAGGGTATATCCGCAGCAATACACGCCTCTACGACCTGTTTAGGGGTCATTCCGGGGACTCTTATATCAGCAGCACAACCTAGCCTATGCTGGCTAGTGTCCTTGCTACCGACAGAGTCGTTGACTGGTTTAGACCTAAAGCCTGAGTTAATCATGATTGGCTTGTTTAGGAGGGTTCTAACTTGCTCTAGCAAGGCTGCCAATCGAGTTAGATTAGCAATCTCTGTAGCGTTAGGAGTATTGTCTAGGTTCTTACGCTCTGCTACTTCAGAGTGAGTCAGTTCTTCTAAAGTGAAGTTAGGACTTAGATTCATTCTTACCTTTCTTCATTTCCATTATCTTCTCCAGCGAACGACCACCGAAATAGAAAGACATAATCAACATTCCCCACTGACCTAGTAGTTCAACATAGTTGTTGTTTACTTCTATATCCCATGCTGACATCGTAGCAAAGGCAGAATAGACTAAGAGAATGAACACTAGCGTCATAGGTCGTATGTTCTTCGACAACCAGCTATCACTAGCCATGTCTGCTTGTTGACGCTTAGTAAGCTCTTGTGCCTCAATATTGTCAGCGTTTAACTCAGCTAACTTACCTTCTTGTTGCATCTGTAGCAACTCTTTCTGCGCCTTAGCCTTAGCTTCAGGGTCAGGAATAAATTTATCTAGGACTTTCATCCCAACATCGAATAGTGCCATTAATGGTAACATTATTGTTTATACCCCCAAGTTAGATACCAAGCAATGATCGCAGCCACTGCATAGCACATGAACATTGCTCTACGAACCTTTGCCAAATCGTGTTTAAACTCTCTCGTAAGTTCATTATCTTGTTTCTCTATCTTTTGTTTAATAGATTCGATTTCACCCCAGCGTTTAGCGCCATGCTTCTTAATGAAATCAGCTTTGACTTTAGCTTCCTCGATACGGATGGTTTCTTGGCGTTGCCATTCCATCATTGCTCTCTTGAAGTACTGCTCTTTTAAGACCTGAGATTCTTTTATATGTCTCTTACGCTCTAGGTCTTTCTGCTGTGCTACTGCTGCAGCGTCCTTTTGTACATCGACAATACTCTTAGTGATGGACTTACTAGCCTCACGGCTGGCATCCATGCTACTGGTTACAGACTTTGCTCCTTCGATAAACCCAAATTGGTCTGACATATCTCATAGTCTTATTATTGTCCCGGAGGATTTAACGCACCACTTAGTAACCCAACATAGCCTAAGTTCGGTGCTGGTGCTTGAGCGCCTGATGCAATCTGTTTAACAGCTTGTTGTGCTGCTCTACGACGCAATGCACCTTGTAATAAATCAGCAGTTAATCCAGTTCCAGCTACGACTGTGGTTGCCACAGGAGCTTGTGTGAACGCATATGCACCACCAGCAGCAGCTAATTTAGACCTCAAAGGACTAAACTGTGCGGCTAAAGTTAACACTGGGTCTAAAGTACCACCCTGAGCAACCGATTTAATGATGTTTTGTTCAGTTTTGTTAAATAAATTCATCTTATCTTTATTGCCTGCAATATTAATAAAACCTCGACGAATTAACTCACTTTCAGATGCTTTTGGGTCTAATGCTTTTGCTTCTGCTGTATTTAAGGCATCATCTAATACTGAAGCACGACTAGCATTTCTCCAGTCTTTTCTTGCCGACATAACATTCTTAACAGCGTCATCCAGCCCAGCTTTACCAGCAATAATATCTTTACCAGTTAAGTTACTAATATAATCATCTACTCTTGAAACAGCGATACCACCAAGCCGACTAATATCTGCATCTTTACTCATGCGTAAATCATTTAGAGTACTACGAATTTTCTCTAATGCAGTAAAAGACACACCCTGTGGCTGTTGACTAATAATTGTATTAACTTTATTTAAAGTGGCATTTACTGAATCAGCTTGAGCTGTGCCGGGGACCATTCGCCCAATGTTGTCTAAATCAACTCGAATATCGTCAACTAAGTTTAATGTTGATTGTGGCTTAATTGACACTCCTTGTGCATCCATTTTATTATACGAGTCAGATGCTCTCTTTTTTACTTCTTCCATTGTAAATAAAGGTGCTTTACCGGGAGCAGTAGCGCTTAATACTTTCCCTGTTGCGGCAGCACCAACTGTACCAAAACCAACACCCGCAACTAAGGCAGCCAAATCACTTCCAGTAATATCTTTAACCTTTTCTGCAATAGGCTGGCTAACTAAACCAGCAACAGCAGCCGATGGAATTTGTCTAGCCATGTCTGATGCCAATGCTGGAACATTAGGAGCAACTTTAGCTAAACCAGCAGTACTTAACATTGCTTGTGTGCCAGCCTGTACTGCCCGTTCTGTTGTGTTCTCCGGAGTCGGTAACACTTGACCAAGCATTTGACTCTGTGCTTGAGCAAAAGATGGTATTCTGCTTTCAGAACCCAATGCTTGAGCGCCTAAATTATACGCACCACGACCCGCTTCTAAGACAGCAAGTGCTGGAGAAGTAAATGCTTCATAGGCTGCTCTACCTGTTAAACCTATTTGACGACCAAATTCATTGAGCATAGAGCGTTTCTGTGGCTCAGGCTGTTGTTGTACCTGTGTCGGTTGTGCGGCTACAGCAGGGACATCCGAAGGAGCAGCCGCTGTTGGTTGTGGTTGTGGCACAGTTCCGCCTAACTGCTGCGACAATTCTAATAAATCATCTTCCGATAATGCAGTAGGAGAATTGACTGTTTGTCCATTAATTGTATACTTAGGCATTTTTATCCTTACTCTTCAACAGTTACAACGGTACCATTTTTTAAAGTAATAGTCTTGGTCTTCTTCTCACCTGCTGGTGCTTGCGAAGTTCCAAAACCATATTCTTCAATGCCTTGAGATTTTCTACGAGATTCAACACGAGCTTTAGTTCTGTTCTCAGCATCAATAATAGACTGTTGATAGCGTTTTAATGCTTGGAAAGTTGCTTCACTATCATTGCGTCCGTACGCTGCAATCAGCGCTTGAGCAAAACGCAGCACATCCTTGTCTGTTTGTACACCTTTTTCAGCACTAACTTGTAAATTAACAGCCGTGTCAACTGATGATTTCAATGCTTCGTAAGCTCGGCTTTCTGGAGTAGAATTACCAGAAGCGTTACGAGCAAGATATTCTGCATTCTTTACTGGTCCTAATTCTAACGACCTAATGCCTTTTTGATTTGGTGTTAAAGCTCGAATAGAAGAATCTAAGGCACTTCTCTGGGCAACATAGCTATCAATAGTTTCTAAATCTTTACCTTCGTCTTTTTGTAAACTTGCAGATAATGTTCTTGGTCCTTTTAACGATGCCGTTAATGCAGCAATGTCTCGACGACCTTCGGTCATAATTCTTGCTATTTCTTTTTGGTCAGCACCACGCTGAATTGCAGCATCTAATTGACCTTGAATTCTTTCACGAGCAATTAATAATTGGGTATCACGAGTTGCTTGTCTCTCGTCTATTTTAGTTCTAATTTCCAATGCTTTTTTAGCAAGTGCCTCAGCAATATCAGGACGACCAGCAGCAGCTGCCTGTTGTGCGCCTTTGGTCAGAGACTCAAGTTCTGTAAAGTCAACACCACCTAGTAACTGTTGTTGTTGAGACACACGCTGCACTGTAGGGCTTTGGTATCCAGCTAAACCACGCAATTCCTGTCCTGCAGCAGTGCCAAACATTCCAGATAGACCAGCTAAACCAGCAAAAGGATTCTGTGTGCCAGCAGCACCGCTAAAGCGCTTGTAGGCAGCTTCTTGCTGTGCTAACTTCTCTGCTTCTGCTGTTGCTAAAGTATTTGTAAACAAACCACCAACTAGACTTAATTCTTCTTTATCAAACATATCTGCCATGATTATTCCTTATGATAGCCAGTTGTTAATTGCATAGTTACCAGCTTGCTGTAAATAAGGACTTACACCAGTAAGCAGTCCTTGAGCTTGCCCTAACTGACCAGAAGCATTAGCCACATTACCGTATAGCTGTGTCTGAGCAGCTCCCTGTGTTCCAGTTAATCCATATAGTCCTGCTCTTGAACCTGCTGTAGCTACTTGCGTTCCTAATCCAGTACCTATTGTTAATGGCTGTTGTGCCATCGTCTCTAAGTTACCAGCCTGAGTAAATAGGTTTGTACCAGAAGCAATTCGCTGATTTAGTAGATTCTGAGCATAAGTAGGAGCGTTAGCTGCTAAAGTAGCGTCTTCTCGTGCAAGTGCGTTAAAATAAGCAGCCATCTCAGGGTTAGTCTGCATTAGACCGGGAGCGCTAGTAGTATAGCCCGCCGTTGTTCCACCAGTAGCTAAACCGCCTGTACCACGCTGGAATTGACGATTGCGTAACTGTGCAAACTGCTGCTCACGACTTGGTGCTAATAAGCCACGCTGTTGCTCAAGATATTGTTGTTGTAATGCAGTGGTGTCTGCAGTAGTTGGCAGTGCTTCAGCACCGAGAGTAAAGAGACGCTGACGCTGTGCAGCCACTTCGGGAGTAGCAGTGTATCCTGCTGATACTAGCTGTCCTGTTGTTGGGTCAAACTGAAACTGTGATTGACCAAAAGCAGTAGTAACACCAACTGGTCTAAATGTAGCAAACTGTTCTGCTCTGCGAGTAGCTTCTAACTGCTGTTGAGCTGATTGCTGTGAAGCAGCCTGAATTGCTCTACGAGCAGCGTCAGACAAGAAATAGTTAGCACCAGCACCGAGTAAACCACCTAAACCCGTATTTCCAGTCGCTCCGCCTTGTCCTGCTGGACGGCTACCGCCACCAAGTAATGATCTAACTGCTTGTGTTCCAAGCTGTTTAACAATATTTAATGCCGTGTTTGTATCCGTACCGTCCCGACTCGCAATCACAGCAGCAAGCTGAGTGTCGGACATATTTTCGTATGGGTTTGCTGGAGCTGCTCCTCCGTAGAAACCTCCATCTTGAGCTTCTACATCCCCTAAGTTTAATGGTGGATTAACAAACGCTAATCCAGTGGTCTATTCGGTATAATATCACCGCTATTAATAGCATTTTGTAATGCTTGATAAGTAGGGTCAACACCAAAATCTGAAGTGACTCCTGAAGTATTACTTGCTACTACATTGCTTGGCACTGTTGATGGGGTCAATAAACCAGACCCATAATCTACTGCTGTATTAACACCTTGTCCAATAGCTGCATTTGTTGCGCCAGACAATAATCCTTGTCCAATATCTCCACCTGTGACACCAGAACCAATTGCACCTGAAGTAGCGCCACCAGCAACTTGTCCTGCTGCAGTTGATACTGCACTACCTGTACCAATACCAGCATTCTGTGCTGCTAACATTGCTGTTTGTTGAGAACCAAGCTCAGTACCAAACTCTGCCATTGTTCCAATATAGTCACTAACTTCTACACCTGCAGCAGTTGCCGCAGCAGAAACGGCTGCTCTAAATGCTACATCTTCGATAGGTAATCCAGCATCAATTGCTTTAGCTGCAGTATAAGCAGGAATAGCATACAACGATGTTCCTCCGGTAGCCGGGGCTGCAGCAACCGCTGCCACTTTTACAATAGTACCTACAGGGTCTTGTAGTGCTGGCTGTAAGACATTCTGGTCAATAAATTCACCAGCATCGCCAAGCGCACCTCCAACGGCTTCTCCGACATCCGCAACGGCACCTCCAACGGCTTCTCCGACATCAGAGACCACATCAACAACTGCTGCAACGGCTCCGCCCATTTTAGTTTATCCTCACTGTCACTGTAAACATTTTACCTTTTTTCTTTTCTTCAATAGGTAAATTCATTTGTTGCAACATTTTTATTAATTTGTAATTTTCAGTTTCAATGAGAAGTTTTTTTACACCAGATTTCTTGACTGCATCAATCCCGACCTTCATTGCGCCTAACAGCATATTAGGAGTATCTAGTGTGTACTGCTTTTTCTTGTTTAATCAATAGGGCTAAACCTTTTAAGAATTTCTCTTCTTGTTTGGTAAAGCCACCACGCTCTAGGTCTTTACGGATAATCTCCGTAGCAGACATCTGCTTGTCAATAATCTCTGCCATAATTAGTATGTACCGCCATCAATGGTTCCGCCTGTTAGCGTACCTGTTAGAGTCATACCGCTAGAAGCAGTCATAGTTCCAGAAACAGTTAAATTAACGGCTGTAGCAGTTCCAGTCAAAGCAGGACTTGCTAAGTCAGCTTTAGTGGTTACTGCTGTAACAATATTATTGAATTCAGTATCGAACTCTGAACCACGAATAATCTTATTCGTATTACCAGTAGGTAACGAATCTTTCGCAGTAAAGTTAGTTGTTTTTGTGTAATTAGACACGATTAAGCCACCCTTCCTAATTTAATATAAGCATCCAATTTCTGTACGGATACTGCATTACCATTAATATCACACTCTAATCCAATCTGTAATACTCGTCCTGTACCAGAAGTTGGGACATCTAATCGACTAATAACTGTACCGCCAGCATATTTACCAATGTTGTATTCAGCAATGCCGTATTCAGAAACTGTTGCCGCATCCAGAGTTCTGATTTCTGATTCATAGTTGCCTTCGTAATCAAAATCCCACTTAATTGCAACTGTCTGATCTGCTCCACCAATAATGTAGAAGTCAGCCTTCTTGAATATCTTCAGTGTTGTTGGTGTTTGATAATCAAAATAGTTAGTATAATAAGACATCGAATAATCAGTACCATTATCTTGATACCCAGTATATTTACCAACATAGCCAGCTAAGCCGGTGTACAGCTCTTTATCCTTTGTCAGTGCAAAAGAATACGGAATTAAATTAGTCCATGTCGTAGTTCTTGCTGCACCATCTTGCATCATTACTCGTGTATCAAAACAATACACAATAGACTGTGATGGGATAGACAATAAGTAAAACGCATCCGTTGGGCTGTAAATGGATTTAATGTTTGTTGCTGTTTCACCATTTACATAGGATAATAAATCATCACGCACATTCTTAGACAAGTCTCTGAACGGAGCAGACTTCTCTTGAATAGTTCTAGCTAATGACCGTACACCAGTATCAGACAAGAAGATAACATCCGAACCGGTGGTCTGTACCGAATCTCTAGCAATACAACCAACACCGGTAATCACATCCGATAATGCCATTGTTGCGGGGTCTTGTGCGCCGGCATAAACAACAATATTCCTAGTGCAGAATATAATCAAGAAACCGTTGTGTGACGCTAATGCTACAATTGGATCACCATCGCCAACTACTTGTGATATATCTAAACGACCTGCTGTTCCTGTTAAATAGTTAGTAGCGTCTAACAAATCAGTAAAATAGACTGTTTGTCTATCTGCTGCAATATCAGCAACCCATGTTCTTCCGTAAGCGGCAATGGCGCAGTTTGGTGTAAAGCTGGTTACTGTATATCCTTCAGGTACATTACCTAAATCACCTAAACGCTGAAATCCAAAAGCAGTAGTTAAGTAGTTTAATAACAGAACTGGATGACTAGCCTGAACTATAGTCGCATATGCTTTAGTCTCATTGAGCTGCTGTATATTAGCAACCTGCCAATGACTGTCTGAAATAGTGTAACTCACATTAGCAGAATCAGCAGCGTTGCGTACATTCTTAGCAACTAAAGCACCTGATTCTTCAATAAACAGTTTATTGTTACCAGCAGCAAACAGAACTGTATTATTATCAGGTCCTCTGACATCTGCAATTGTTTTAACGACTGCAGTAGATAAGTCAGCATTGGTTGCGTGGACATTGTCCCAGCCCTTACGGGAACCAATACGACCAAACTTATCGATGATGCAGTTATTGGCAACTAAGGCAAATCCAGACTCAAGGGTTACGCTACTATCCTGCGTATTTAACCCCATGAATCCGGGTGCTGCAATAGTTGCTGCTTGTAGTGGCTTGCTCAACTTGGAACCCAGTTTGTATCTTCAAGATAGCGATTAGACTCTAAAGAGATATAATCAGCCATTAAGTTACGAGCTAAAGCGTATGCTTCGGAAGATTGCAATCCACCGTCTTCGCCACGCTCTACTAATGCTCTTGCATAAGCATTTAGAATAACAACATCGGCAGGGACTTTAATAACGGTACTGTCAGAGGTTAAATCTGCTTGAGGTAATATGACATTAAACCGCAATGTATAAACACCGTCAGGGATGGGGAATACATCAACTAATGTATCTCCGTTATTATCCTGTCCGTTAAAGTTATAGTAATTAGGAGAACCCTTCTGCGGGCTAGACGACATAAACTGCTGATTCATCCATGTCGTAGGCGCTAGACGCATTACAGTATCTTTGCTGTCGTTTAGTACATCCACAATACGGAAGCGTACGCCAGAGCCAGTTAAGACATAACTAAACAAATCAGCCGTAGTCGTAGCCGTTAGCGTATCCGACAGAGCATTCCAGTTATAGGCAGATTCGACAGAAGACTTAGCATCGTTAACGAAATCGCCAATTAGCTTAGAATATGATGTAGAAGTAACAGTAGCTACTTCGGTTTCTCTTAACCGTCGTAGCACACTATTAACTGCTTGTAAATATGTTGTAGCCATTCGCTATCCTATCATAGTTTGACTATTTTGTCAAGTAAAATCTCAACAATCCCACTTCTTTAATGCCAGTGCTTTTCTTGTTGGTCGTCCTTTGGTATCCTTCATCGGACCTTTAACGCCACTCATCCTTGCACAGAAGCTCTTGCGTCGTTTAGCCGCTTTAGGGGACTTTGCAGCCTCTTTAGCGGAAACTGGAGGTTTTAGGTTAGCGCCTTCAGTTCTCTTGAAGTAAGCCCTTCCTTTAGCGTTTAAACCGCCTTCAGGGTTCTGATATTCTTTCTTAGGCATTATTTCTTCTTCTTAGCTGTTTTAGCAGCGTCTTTAAAGTCCTGCGCCGAAGGTGCGCCTTTGCTGCCTACCTTACGCATTTTCTCGCCTGAGCCAGCCTTGATACGACGACGCTTGGCGGCGATATTGGCATAGAGACCCGGTTTAGTAGCCACGCATAGCTCCCATCTTCTTCATGGGTTTAGCCTTTGGAGCAGTGCTTACTTTAGCACCAGTCTTCTTAGCGTATGTCTTTGCTTCCTTCTTACCTTTAGCGGTGTAAGGGAACTTCTTGTCTTTGACCATTGGCATATTACTTCCTTTTCTTAGGTTTAGCTACTTTAGCGGTGGATAATGCGATTGCGACAGCTTGCTTCTGCGGTCTTCCTTCTTTAACCAGTTTAGAGATATTCTTACTGATTGTCTTCTGCGACTTCCCTTTAGCGAGTGGCATTATTGTTCCTTAAAATCCGTGCTGTACCGCACTGCGGTGTTCTAACTCTATAGTCACAATACAGGTACAAGTAGAACCTGTTTCAGACTGTACCCTTATTTCATCGCCTTCATCTAATACTACATAAGCCTGTCCGTCTATTCTTATGAACTCTTTAGCTGTAAGACCGTATTGGAATAGGACTTCAATCTCAGCAGCTTCACTAGAATCGTACCACCAGCAACTAAACCATTTAGACGATGTACTATGATTCGATGCAAAGAGTAAACTCCACTTAGCACTATTCCTATTTGGAACAGTAAACATAGTAGTTTTAGTATTAGCTACTAGGTTTTTACCGATAGATACTGGTCTACTCATTTAAGTACCAATGTTAGTAGTGTTATAATAATGAATCCAGCAGTGCCTATAAGAATCTGTTCTAGTCTTTTTAGTCTAGCGTGTATCTGCTCGTAGCGAACTTTACATACTTCTTCGTGGCTTAGAAGTTTGAGTTCAGCTTCGGTCATACTGTCTCTAACTCAACCCAAGAGGTTGTCTCTTCGTTCCATGAATAACGCTTGTTGTCGGTTGGGTATGGTGTTGGTGATTCCCATGTCCATGTGCCAATGTTAAGAATCCAACTTGGATAGGGTTGAGGTGCAATAAAAACATCGTTTAGTTTATCGTAGGTGTAGCCAACACCAGCGTAGTTACCACGCAGTGCCTCACGACCACTGGGTGTACCGTCTTGATTGTAATGAACACCGCCACGAGTGTTGTAGGATGTCTGTACCCATGAAGCAGGGTTTCCTAGTGCGCCAGTTGCAATGAATGCCTCTTCCGCTACGACTACTTGGGTTACGAGGTTGTTTTCTACTTTAGCAAAGTGTGCCATTAATTACTCCGTTGGAAATGATAAGTTTAAAGCCATTAATTCTTCAACGCTAGTAACAGCAGAGATAGCGGTTTCTAGTGTAGCAGCCTTGGCAACTACAGCAGCACGATAGGCAACTGTGTCGGCAGGAATGTCGATATTGCGTTCAGCCTTGCGGATTACCATCCAGTCGGTTTGAGCTAAGATGGAGTTAGCTGTTTGCTTGATCTGTGCGATGTGGTTTGACTTGAGACCTTTGGTGACGAGTCGTTTGGTAGAGTCAACCATTGCTGGCTTGCCATCAACCTCGCCTAAGACCTTTACATACATTGGGTTGCCGTCTTGGTCGACTTCTTCACGGTCTTCAAGTTCTTTTGGTACGCCAGTAAATGAACCGTCTGGATTTGCCGTTACCCAGTAGTAGCGGTCATCTGGTCTGATTTCGTCTTGTCTAATAAACATAGTTAGTTCCTATCTTGCGTTAGCGTATTTAAAGGGGTTTTCGGCAAAAACCATATATATGTAAGTTCCACCTGATGCGTTATGCGAACTTGATGAAGTGCGAATTTTAAAGCCAT